GTTAGTCGACTGCCGATTGAATCGCAAAACGTGTACCGAATTCACCAGCTCGTTCTTCACGTTGAGCACTGGGAACTCACCCGAAACTACCCGGACCATCGCCCAGTCGATACAATGCATCTTCGGGTCAAGTACCTCATGAATGAAATTTCGGAAGAGTTTATGAAGACCACACTCCAAAGGGATGAAAAGACGCGCGAAAAAACCAGAGACATTGCCGAGGTGTTGCGCATGTTTTGCAATGTCATGACGGACATGTTCAGGCAGCTCGTGCTCAAAGAGGTGTCTCAGGAACACGTGCTCAAGGTGTACGATGAGCTCAGACTGTACATGACGGAGAATTTTACCGTGATACACAAGCGGTACAATTGCGTCACTCCATTGTTTACGGAAAACTTTCGGATGACGACGACAAATTACACAAAGCTGAAAAATGTACAAACTTTACAAACAGCTGCGCCACTTCCCGCTGACCGTTAAACCATCCCTCGGGATTTTCTTCTGCGCACTCAAGAATCTCCTTCACCTTGGTCAAGTGAAAGATGGCGTCATCCATACAAAAATCAAAAAACTTGTCACCCGTCTTTCGAGCCTGTATATCACTGATGAGGTTGTCCATTCGAAATGTAGTGTTTTTTTCTTTTATGTAAGTAATGAGTACCGGGGCGACTCCATCGTCCATCTTGACACCTTCAACAACCACAGCATTTCTCGGTGCCCCAATCACAGATGCAGATTGCAAGGGGGATTGGGGACCGTGCAATTTCATGACGGGCACACAGGCGTATGCCGTTTCGTCACCACCCATTGGCAACGGCAAAAACTGCCCAAACACAACTGGCGACGCCCGACCATGTTATTCGGGGTACATGGATGACGCGACGAAAAAGTTTAAATCGTTCATCTCCCTCAACAATTTCGTCTACCTGGTTATGATTTTATTGGCGCTCACCGTGTTTAGATATTTCATTTCAACGTTGCGTGACATTTTTGGCGGCGGTCGGTGTACTTAAATTGTCGATATAAATTCCCATTTCAAATCTTTGCATATCGATTTCCAAATGACATCTTGTTGGTACAATTTCTCTTTCGACTTGAGCAAGGGGAAACATTGAAGAAACTCATCCTCACCTAAAAGTTCACAGAATTTATACAAGACGTATGAATAGCTTAAAAAGTTTTTACGATCTTCCGGGCAATGCTTGTCAAACGGTTCTTGGATTTCTTTAAACATCATACGCAATCGTTCTTCGAGCGCGTGTGAAAGTTTTGGGGGTTGAATACCGTTCAAACTGTTTGCAATGTACGGAACGTGCTCGTAATATTTATTCAATCGTAACTTCTTCAATAAAGAACGAACTTTTGCGTGAGTAATCTCATTGAGTTTTTGAATTTTCATCTTTTTGAATTCAGTTCGCAATTGTTGGATGACTTCGGGTGGAATTGTCGTCGTTTCTTGCGCCTGAAATTGTGATATCCATTCATTAAAATGATTTTCCCGTTTGTATGAATAACTAATAGCCTTTCCAGCCATTTCTTGTTCATCCTTGTACGAAAGTTCCTCACCAAACACAATGTATTCTGTCACCCCACAATTGCTGCACACCATTTCACTCACGTGCGAGTTCATGAATATATTCTTCGAGTTGCACTTTGAACATGAACTCGAATGTGTGTGAGGTTTTTCAATTGCTTGATCTTCAACGTCATTCAAATAATTTTCAAAAATTTCTCTTCGCTGAAGACCCTTTTTAATTTTTACATTGAACACATTGTCACTCGTCGTTTCACTTTTTTTATCAATACAATCGGTATGTTTTTCTATAAAGGGGATACATTTAATCATATAATCACACATATCTTGTTCGTGTTGGAGTCTATTGTCTGGATCAGTTTCCATGAGTTTTTCGTATTTCAAAATATTGTTTTCATATCGACTCAAAAAATTACCTTCCATTAAACGTTTCATGCACCTTGGTTTTAACTCTCTATTTTCGTCGCAAGGTAAAATTTGAGTTCACCAAGGTTGGCTACATTGTACTTGAGAACCAAGAATCGATTTTCCTCCTCTTGTAAAATCTGTACGGTTGAGCACATGCCCGTCGCCTTTGTGAAAATGTTGAGATACTTGAGCGAGTACACACCACTCGGAGAAACACCTTCGCCGCACGTGTCATCGGCGCACTCGATGATGGTTTCTTGATTGGCGAAATCACCCTCACAACGAACCCGAAATTGTTTTCCAGTTCGTGCAATGGTTACATCTGACGCCACATTGTTCATGTCGCGACACATTCTTTGAAAGTCGACGGATTGCATTGTCGTTGTAACCGACATTTCAACCTCTGGGAGTTCAATCTGATCCTCGTTAATGTCGAGGAGCTTCAATTGAAACTTGGTTGTCGTCTTTTTTGCGTCATTGCGAATGGAAATGTCTATAAATTCACGTGATGTGATGGACATTGTAATGACATCATTGTTTGTAATCGTTTTGAGAAGTTTGAATGTGTTGGCTACATTCACACCGGCAATAACCTCATCGTCGCACGAGTACTCTTCAAAATTTTCAGCGCTCAGAAACAAGTCAACGAGTGCAGAGCGAGCCGTGTCGAGGGTGATGATTTGTATCCCATCCCTTCTGAAATAAATGTTTACATCGTTGAGAATATCTTTGAGCACCTCAAAGACAGCTTTAAAAGCCACTGCTTGTACGCTCACAAACTTCATTTATTGATTTGCGCGTTATTTCTTTATTGTATTGGAGTACGCATCGTTTACGCTTTGCGAAATTTTTTGTTCAATTTCAGGAGTCATTGCAGGTTGGAGCGATTGACCGTACATGTTGAGGTCAAACATATCACCCGCATCATCATCCCCATCCAACGAAGCAATGGTTCCTCCCCACCCTCCAAGCTGGCACGTTGTGATTTCGGGTTCTGGGAGCAACGAGGTGAGCCATTGCCTGATTTCCTTTCCGACGAGAAACTTTCCGTTTTGCGTCAGCATGGTTGGAACGTGGGTGATTTTTCCTCGGTACTGAGGTGGCACTCCTAGAGTGGACACGTCGTGATAGCGAACAATCTGGGCCAACTGCGGGTTACCCTTGATGAATGCATGAATCTCCATGGAATGTTGGCACCTCGGACTGAACAGCAACAGAGCCATTTATTGTTACTCGTGTTTTGTTAAAAATAAATTAACGCGTATAGTTAAATGATGCTAGTACAAGCTGGTCTTTTCATCGTGCTGATTATTCTCCTGTACATTATGTATTCACGCGAGTCGTATTCGCCCGCGCCGTACCCAAGCGACTCGCTTCCGTATGACGCGTCATCCGACCCACTTCATTACAGTGGAATTGGACAGGTTGGATACATTGGACCGGATCCATCCGACATCAGGGTGTCCCTGGTGACGCAAGCAGTGTCCCAGCTTCGATCGGGTGTCGGGTTTGTCCGCGTTGACAGTATTCAGGTTCGTGAAAACATACACACGTGTCAGTTTGTCTACGTAGACGATTCGACAACGCCGCTCGCGTACCAGGTTACAGCCGTCATCGACATGTCAAACCCGGCAAACCCCTCACTGTTGAGTTTGTCCATAAACCCGACGAAAATTGACATTACAAATGGCTTGACGTCCCAAAAATACTTCACCGACTTGTCCGTGCCCCAACACGTTCAGAATGTCATCATCCAGGCCATCCAGGTAAAGGCTAAAAAGGAAACAGGCAAGTGTCTCCAGTTTGTAACGACAAACAGTCTCATTGCTCAAGGGACGTCGTATGTCGGCGCCTTTACATTTTTGGACATTTCCGACTTTCCCGTTGGCGTTGCAGTTGCTGCAACTGTGTCATTTGACTCGAAAGGAATGGCAACCGTAAACAGTCTGGCATTCCAGCCAGACTCTGTGGACACCCAGGGCGTTGTGCCATTCAAGGGGGATGCGATTGACCCATTCTTCCCATTTGTCACGTACAAAACCATCGAAGAAGCCGCAGCCCCAGACCTGACCGTTTTGAAAACTCCAATGGCTCAGTTTAACGGATCGCAGTAATAATGCCTGGTTTTTAAACAGGTGTAAATAAATGTTGATGCGCGACATTTCAGATATTGAAAAAAAGCGCAGAGATGCAAAAAAGGAATTGTACAAGAAGATTTTCGATCAATTTACACGAAAAATTAAAAGTTGCGTCGAACTCAATCAAAAACAAGTCTTTCTTCAAGTTCCTGCGTTTTTATTCGGGTTTCCGACATTCGACCGTACCAAAGCGACAGATTATCTACAGCGTCAACTCATCCGTTCTGGGTTTGATGTAACCTTGGTGAACAATTATGAATTGTATGTATCGTGGCACAAGAAAAAGTCTCAGAGTGAGCCGGAAAAAGAACCCGAACTTCCAACGCTCGCAAATCTTCACAAGCTCGCCCGCAAGTACACTGCTGCGCCGAGAGGGCGATAACTTTTTCAACCGCTACATTACATAACAAATGGAACTCAACGTGTTAGTCGAGGCCAAGAAGGAATACCTCAACCAATTATGTGTGCTGATGTATTCTCATATGATTGAGGTGTTTGACGAAATGTACAAGGAGGCTGACAAGTTGAGCAAGGGGCGGCGCATTTTGTTACAGTACCAAAAGTTGCTCAAAGAGGTTCCGAATTGGAATGACACCATTATAAAAAATCACACCACCACGCACATGAATTCGTGCAGTTGGTTCAAGGATTTGTTGGCTGCTGTATTTGTCAGCTTTGTTAAAATTCTTTCTTCGATTCGCCTCAAGATGGAGACAAAAAAGATGACGATAAAACTTCCTTCGAATGAATTGTTTGTGCATTCATGCTACATTAATGTGGCCAAGGATTTGTACAAGGATCCGTTTGTATTCCAGGATGAGTTGAGTGAATACGAACGCGATGAAAAGTTGGCTATTCGTTTCAAGGCGTGCATTGAAGCAACGGTAAAGGAACTCATTCCAATGCAGCAGATTCTTCAGACGTATATGACCCAGGACGCTGCACAGGTTGATGTGGACAATGCCGAACTTGAAGATACAGAGGATCCAGATGTTGACGATGGACCGGACCCGGAACCCGATCTTGAACCGGAACCGGAACCAGTCCCAGAACCGGATCCGGAACAAACGGAGATGGATCCCATTCTTTCAAAAGTAGAAACCAAGGAGATTCCGGTTTTAGATCCAGCCCCAGAGGCGGAAAACTTGTTTGATGATGCAATTGATGAAGAAAAGAAACCTTGAGTACAATAAATGAACATCGAAGAGTACATTCGTGAACCATTTGGTGCCGCCATGATTGCAGGGGGTATAACTGCACTCTATGTTTTCATAAAAGCAAAACTGAACAGCGAGCCAAAGCCAACCACGAGTCAGTACGCAAAGCCGGCGGTTCTTGTAGCCATTCTCGTGTATTTCATCGTCATGTACGGTTGCGGGAGAAAGGAGCACATTTCAACTGAACCATTTTAAACACAATTTAAAGATTATGTGTACTATAAAACAAAAGAATGACGTCTACGAAAGCTTTTAACGATATGCTCGAGCAGTTTGTTCAGGAACTTATTCAGACATTTCCAGAGGAAAAGTGCCTCAAGAAGTACGCCGTTAAAATCGACATGCTTCGCCAGTCCGATCCCAAAAAGTGTGTGACCAAGTTTATGAACAAGATTAAACCGTACGCCGATAGCATCATGAAGAAGGATCCCGCCTTTTTCATGGAGTGTAGTGATGCAGATATTCCCAAATTTGTCGAGGAACTCAATCTCCGTACAAATTGGGAAAGTTCATCCCAGAACACCAAGGATGCCATCTGGCAATATCTTCAGACTCTGTACATGCTGGGCACCACAATTACATCCATTCCCCCAGAGACGATGGATATGATTGAGGCGATTGCCAAGCAGTGCGCGGACAAGATGACAACTGGCGGCGGTGAGATGGATGAAAAGGCGCTCATGTCGAGCTTGTCTGGAATGTCAGGCCTTTTTGGTAATCTCCTGAATAAAAACTAATCTGTCAGTATATAAATGGAAACGGTCTGGTTTGATGATCCTCTCGTCCTGTTCAAGACGAATAAGATTGCTCAGTTTTGGCCGACAATGTCTCAGAGCCCCGCGGAACGTATAAATGCATCGACTCGTTTTATTGTGTACACGAGCTGTATCATATACCTGATAAAGAGGGACGTTCGTGTGTTTGTTTTAGCTTTAATGGTGCTCGCCGCCATGTACTTTCTGTTCAAGGGGGGGCTTGTAAAGGCGTCGGGGTATCGCACGGGTGAGTACCCTGGTCAGGCGTACAAGCAGGCGTGCCAGATGCCTTCATTTGACAACCCAATGGCCAATGTGCTCTTGTCCGATTACGATACACAGCCCAACAGGCCACCGGCGTGCGAGTACGGGTCGGTAAAACCGTGGGTTCAGCGCGCACTCGATGACACCATTCCGTATGATTGCGGTCGTTCGCGATGCGCCGATCCAAATGTCCAGAGAAAAGCTGCCGGGCGTCAATGGGTGTCACTTCCTCCCACAACTATCCCAGGCGACCAGACTGGGTTTGCCGAGTGGTGCTACGGTGCAAAGTTTGCGCCATTGTGCCGCGACGACCCCTCAATGTGCGACCCGAATATGCGCGGCGTTCAGCTCGAGGCTTTTGCTGGTCTCGACATGGCTGGCGCACCTCGCATCTCATAAGATAATTTCCGAATGTAATTATAATACAATGGCGTACACACTCCAACCAGGTCTTAGTCAAGTTGACCCGGGCACCATCCCGACCCCGTGTGCCAGCGATTTCGTTTTTGAGTACCCCGTTCCATCGGCTCTCAAATACTGCTGCCGCCCGAGCACCATGATTTACGGCACAGCACCGTACATGGCTGGAAAAGGTGCCCCGAACAACCTCATCATGCTGGATGATGAACTCCGACCCCAGTCTACCAGTCAGTTTAAAAAGATTTACATTGATACGTATTCAAAGCGAACCTTTCCTTGGAAGGATGTGCGATGTGCAGGTCCAGTACGAACTCCATCATTTGAACCAGCGAGCACACGTGCTGATATCCAAAATGGGATTTTCATGATGAGATACGGCAAATAAAAATATCATTATTTTGTAGAAATGGCTGAACCATTGTCAATTGCAGTGGTACTTGGACTCGCCTTTGTCGCAAAAAAATTGAGCGAACAAACTCCTGAAACGTACGTTCCGGTTCAGGCTCAGACCCAGACCCAGGCCCCAGTACGACAGTCCCCCATGTACAATCCAACACTTGTTCCACAGTCAGCCATTTACCAAGGTCCCATAAAAAAGAAGGAAACATATGAAGTTCAGCCCAGTTTTGGTGATGTTGCACCAAATGTGACATTTGCCAATGGAATGCCCTCGCCGACTCAAGATTTTTTGGATCGCATGTGGATTTCAAATCAGCAAAACAACCTGTCCCCGACGGACAAGATTATGGTTGGCCCTGGTCTCGGTGTCGGCCCAGATGTCCCAGCCGTCGGTGGATACCAGCAGTTGTACCGCACCCTCCCGAACAATGTTGGGGCGTACAGGCTTACTCAGCTCCCTGGTCGCCCCGGGCCTCGTGACGGTACGGCGCTCGCAGGTGGTATTTCGCCTTCATGGGGCTACAATGGAAAGGCGTGGGGTGAAGTTGCGCACAACCGACCAGAAAAGACTGCATTTTTGCCCGTTCGTCTCCCATTGCAAAAGGGTCGCGCACAGGGTCAGGGTGGTGAAAATACGGGTGTGACGGTTCGTCAATCGTATGAAAAAACAATGCGCACAACCAACCGCGCGGAAACAACTCTTCGCACAGACGGTCTTTCGTATGCACCAGCGAAGCGGTTCGTGCCAGCCGGCGAACTCAACCAGGACCCGACGCGCAACAAGACGGATTTCAACGAGGCGCAGTTTTTCCATGTCGACAACCCCGCTCCAGGTATCACCAACTTTGTCGGGGCGTACACGTCAACTGGGAACAACATCCGCGACGACGACAAGCGTGGAAATGCTTCTCGTCCTGGTCCGGCTGGTGGCATGAATGTCATGCTCGGAACTCCTGGTCAGGTTACAGTTGTTCGGGCACCACTCAAGCCAGAGCCAATCATGCCACGCGGACCCACTGGTTCCAACGGGCAACAATACGTACCACTCGGCTACCAGGAGGATAATCAGTACAAGGGGAACATGAACCCGTATGCCAGCAACTCTAGTCTCAATCTTGCAGTGAACCAGCTCGAGAAGAATCCTCTGGCGCACAGTATTAGTAGGTAATTAAAAAAGGTTATACAATAGAAAATGGGATGTACAGTCCTAGATGTAGATAGCGGAGAACGTGACATTACAACGTACCCTTTACCAAATGATTATACAGTCAGACTCAATACGACACTCTATGGCGTATCGCGAGTTCGGCTCGTATCGGCTCGTTTGGTAAATTGTCAGCAAACCATCAACAATGGAAATAACACGTTTCAGATTGATGGGGTTTCAGTCACGCTCAACAATGGAATGTATTCAAATGGGGCGCTTCTCGCCTCCAATTTACAAACTGCACTTGCTGGAACAAATGTAGCGACAGTGTCATTCAGTACATTTTCAAATGTGCTTACGTTTTCCAATGTTGGAACGGGTAACAACTTTACATTTCAATTTTTCACTGGGGCGAATGGGTACGCGTCAAACTTGTCAACATCGGCACCACCAGCTACCGTCTTGGGATTCAACGGTTTGAATGTATCCTCAACAAATGGAACACTCGTATCAAGCCCGATTGATCTCGATGGACCGACTGCAGTCTTTGTGCGACTCACGTGCAGTGGAGAAGACCTCGTGCAACAAGTGTACGTTGATGGGGGGACGTTTAGTTTTGGAAATGCCACGTATGAAACAACGCCGACAACACAAATAGTCCCGACATACATGGGTCGAATTCCACTCGATAAAGTTGGAACTGTGTTTCAATATACGCCACAAAACTATCTCATTGAATACGAAACTCCAATCATAAACATAAAAGATATTCGGGTGCGCATGTACTGGAACAATGGAACAAAGCTTGTACCATATGATTTTGGAATTGTAAATCATATGCTCAAGTTTGAGTTTGATTGTGAATTGGATCGATTACATAAAGTGTACCCAGACGTCAAAGTTGGGCAGTTGCCTCCACCCATACCAGAAGGGAAACCATGGGCTTGGTCTCATAATAATACCATGTACATTATTGCATTTGTTGTTTTATTTTTGGGTCTCCTCATTTTATTGAATTAACTCTTCGAGTGTGAGAATATCCTTGTACAACTTTTTCACTTTCCGCTTCACTATAATGTACCCCACTGGACCCCCATCCCCATCCTTGTCATCATCCTCTGAAGATGACACCTCCTCTTTCCATGTGGCCAAATCCGGCCCTTCGTATGGTTCCATTATACATGTGAATTACTTTTTTCAATCGCATTTTTTAGCATGTCTTCCGCTGGACTCTGGGGTACCCAATCGTCCCACGTATCAAATGCCTCATTGACAGAGTTCATCAGTTCATCCGAACCTTCATAGCGAGTAAACTCCTCCTCCAATACTGCATCGGCATCGGACACATCCTGTTCCGAATCAGTCTCCCATTCACTGTCATCATCATATATCTCTGGAAACAATGTTCCTATGTGCTTCCCAGTGAGATTCCTGGCACAGTATCGCATACTGTATGCCACATCACGAGCAGTGACGCAATCACGCCCGCACGACTTGGCGTAGTGTCCCGCTAAAACGACAGATGATTCCATCACGGGTGTCATAATGTCAATCGCAGTTTTGATAATATCATCATCCATGTTGGCTAGTCTAATAGAAGTTGTTATCTATAAATACGACGCCAGCGAGACCACTCTTGATGCGAAGAATATTAAAACTTCTCGCGTAGACTCGTATTTGTGCACCACCTGAAGTGGATGCAATTGGGTTTGTTGTAATGTTGAGGTTTTTGTAAAAGATTCTACTCATGTTGGTTTGTCCTGATGGTTCGGGCTTTTCTGGGTAGATTGAAAAACTATACGAATAGATGAACCTTGTCGGTGATCGCGTGTGAAACATGAGCGGTTGCGCCTTTCTGAGGTACAAATAATTGGCAATATCTGACATGATTCGCGTTTCATTGTTGAAATTGAGTTCAATGTTTTGGAGAATATCCGACCCTCCATCAGTGTAATTGAACAATTGGTTGGCGTCAACTGCACTCTGATATTGAATGACAATATAGAGTTCCCGAACAGGGTTCAAAAATGTCAATTGCATCTGAGCATATGTATCGCCGACATTCATCGTGTACGGATTCATTTGGATTTGCGAAATGGCGTAATCGAGTTTGTTGTTTTGCATGTATTGCAATTCGGGTGTTGACAAGAAGATGAATTCAACAGGCATGGACATTTGTTGAATTGATGCCGTTGACACTGCAACTTGCGACACTGGGTAAATCAAACTGTTCAAATCACGAAATTTAAACTTTATTTGCACCTCTTGATACGTAATAGCCGATAGAGGAATTGCCATGCTGTCATTGCCGTAAAAGTAGAATGGGAGCGGTACAATGTACAAAAAGGGGTTTCCCGTATTAGCAACACCGTTCCAATTCGTATTGTACGTCTTGCCCGTCATAGCCTGAATGGATGCCTGTTGCGAGTCACCCACCCACATATCGGAATACATTTCCATAAACTCTCCATTAATGCGCTGAATCGTCTGACCACCAATAACCAAATCAGCGTATTCAAAGAGGGCATTTCCAATTGAATCAACATATGTAGCATTTGTGTTGACATCACTATTTGACGTGTACACAATAGGGGACAAGACAATTCGGAGATAGATTGTTCGAATCATGTCACCCATTCGCGGCACTGTGCACACGTACGTTCCACCAAATCCAACTGCGCCGTCAATTGGCGTGTCCATCACTTCCAGGGCAAATTTTGTATGTTGCTTGTACACTCTTTGAAAATAGGTAAACTGGGGCTGATCCGTTAAAAATGTATCCTGTATTCCAGTGTAGGCAATTTCAACACGGCCACTTGCCATTACTACTCTCTCGCGAGAAATTTCAAACACTAAAAATTCCGAGTACTATAAGAGGGGATGAATCTTTCATTACGAAAATTCAATCCAGAAAGCATGCCCGACGACAAGGTGTGCGTCTTTATAGGAAAACGTGGCACAGGAAAGAGCGTTCTGGTGACTGATATTTTGTATCATAAGAGACACATTCCAAGTGGGATTGTCATGTCAGCCACGGAAGAAGGGAACCATCATTATCAGACATTTGTCCCAGACTTGTTCATTTACAGCGACTACGATAAAGAAGCCATTGAACGAGTCATAGACAGACAGAAACAACAGCTACAAACACGTGATACAGACATTCAAAGTGCCTTCATTTTATTAGACGACTGTATGTACGATAGGAAATTCATGAAGGATTCATGTATTCGTCAGGTTTTCATGAATGGTCGGCACTGGAAACTCTTCTTCATGCTGACGATGCAGTACTGCATGGATCTCAGTCCAGACCTTCGAGCAAATGTTGATTACGTCTTTATTCTTCGAGAAAATGTCATTCAAAATCGTGAAAAATTGTACAAGTCATTCTTTGGGATTTTTCCAACCTTTGACATGTTCAATCAGGTGATGACATCGTGCACAGAAAACTATGAATGTCTCGTGTTGGACAATACGTCAAAGAGCAATCGAATCCAGGATTGTGTATTCTGGTACAAGGCTTCCGTACGAAAAAACTTTCGTATCGGGTCTCCGGAAATGTGGGCCTTTCATAAGAAATATTACAACCCAAAACACATTGCAGAGGGATCAAAGAACGACCCCAACAAGGCGAAGAAGCGGGAAACTGTAAAAATTGTCAAGAAGAGTTGAGAAAGGTATACACACTCAACCTCCAATCCGAAAAGTCGAGGTCTCCATC